TACTTGGAACTGGAGTGGCTAAGGAAACATGGATAGATCGAACTACAGAAACAAAATCTACCACAAATTCTACATCTGTCTTTACGCAGTAGGTGTTTATGTATCGGGATCGGCATCGTTGGCTCAAACAGCTCCTAGTAATACTAATATTGCTGGTCCTAGTGCTTCTGCTACAGGAAACGTTACTAACCAAGCAGTCCAGGTCCTCCAGGGGCCATATGCAGTCAATACGTATGGCTCTGGAGTTAGTTGCCAGGGACCGACGATGAGTATTGCCCCATATGCTTTGGGCACATTAAACGGTAGTCATGATCCAACAGTATATCAAACGCAATCCATGAATGGTGGTGTGAGTATGGGATTTAACTTTCCTTTAGATGGAAGTCTATCAGAGTTATGTAAGGAAAGAGCAAGATCAGAAATCAAAAGACAGAATGCTGAGGCAGACAAGGCAAGATTAGATTTTGAATTGGTAAGACTTCTCAAGTGTGGAGAAGCAATTAAGTCTGGTATTACGTTTCATCCAGACAGTCCATATGCAAAAATTTGTGCTGATGTAGTTGTCAGGTATCCAACACCAATCGTTGTAACAAATCAACAAAATAAAGATACAAAAATAAATAAGGCAGGTAAGTAATTCTACTGTTCGAGAGGTATTCAAATGTACGTACTCTCAGAAAAAGACATCAATCGTTTAATTATGTTATGTGCTGAGAAATCAGCAGTTACAACTGATAGAGTTACTAAACAAGAATATCAACACCTTCTCAATAAACTGAAAAATTATAAAGAACAGAATTTATTATGACACATCTTGCAGCTGAAATCTTAAATAATTCAGTTTGTTTGGGTATTATTGGATTTTCCCTTATTATGCTACCCATCATAGGTATCGCAAAAATACATGAGCCACCGAATGAACCAAATAGATCCAGACCATCTAGTGACACAGAAACAGTGTCAGGAGATGATTGATGCTGCTATACGACGGCACAATCGGAATGCTTCCATTATTTCTATGTGCGTTGGTTGGGTGGTTCTTGCTTTATTTGCTGAAGGACTTCTAAGACTCATTGGTGTTATTCCACCAGTACTACCATGGCTCAACATTACCCTGAAATAATTGGTATCGTATTGCTGCTAGTATTTGCTGCTACGATGTTCTATCAAGGAACTTGTATCCTAAGAAACCAACGTGGTTATTCTATCAGAGATTATCTCAAGCAAGATAGTACAAACATGCGTAAAAGAATAGAAGACATACTCAAGGACAAATGATACTAACAGAAGAAGATATACAAGAACTACAAGAACGAATTTTACAACAAAAAATGGATGAGTTGTTTGAAGAACCATCCACTTACGAGGACGATTATGAATGATTTTCCTTGGGGAGTTATGGTTATTTTAGGCAGTGGATTATTGTTTACACTGTATTGCATTTATTATATTCTACGCTTAGCAAACGAGGAAATGAAAGATGAATAGATATGATTGGAGACAAAAGGACGAAACGTGGCAAAAAAGAACATTTCTTTTATCTGCTTTTGTTAGAATGAAAGCAGAAATTACACCACATGTGTATGAATTTATCGACTATTTAATTAGTCAAGGATATCAAGCACCTCTTGGAGATTTAAATCAAGTGGATTACGACGTAAAAAGACTATATACAGAGTATGCTGAACATACTGGATGGGATGATCGCATATGACTAGCCTAATTATTAAGAGTATTTGTATATTCACCTCCATGGGATTGTTTATCTACTGGGGACTTACACACGCATATCCATCATGAAAAAATTATTAACTTCTCTCTTTATTGCAGCATCATTAGTTGGACCAGTTACTGCAGAACCTGTTGTAAAAGATTACAGTTATGATGCCCTAGGGTGCATGATACTTTTAGAATGCACGAGAGGAGTTGAAAGAGTTAAGGTAGGACAGGATTTAGGTAAAGCACAAGAAGAGTATAAAGATGAATACTCCAGAATTATTGCAGCACTTGATAAGATTGGAGTTGCTATCTACATCGCAGACGAAAGATATTTCCCACACAATACAAACGGCATTTACAAACCGACTTATAATCGTTTCTTCATTCGTAAAGATCTCTTAGAAGATGGTAGAGAGTTTATCAAAACATTCCGTCATGAAGGATGGCACGCAGTTCAAGATTGTATGGCTGGTGGTATTCAGAATGGTTTCATAGCACAAGTTTATCAGGATAAAGATATTCCTGATTTTGTTAGAGATATGACTGCACGTATCTATGGTCTTGCTGGTCAAGGTGGTGCTGTTGCATGGGAAGCAGATGCAAACACAGCAAAGATTAGACCAGGAGATACAGCAAGATATCTTGAAATGTGTGCTGCTGGACCTTTATGGGATCAAGTAGAACCAACACCGATGACAAAAGAATGGTTGATGGGTTGCGGTTGGATGAAATCTGATGGTAAAAACAAGGTTTATTCCAGTGCCAAGAAAGAAACCGAGTGTGTTGAGGGAAATAAATAAAATTAATTCAGACAGAGAATATTATGCTCTCCACCCAATACAGGCTCAGATTAGAGTCTATTTGTGAACGGATTGTAAACAAGGAGGAAGTTGGTCTAGAGGAAATGATATGGGCAGAGAAACTTGCGAAAGCAAATCGATCTGCTGCAAGAATTCTTCGTCAAGCAAGAAGACGAGCAGAAAATCCTGACATGCAAGAAGGTGATATGGATGACTTTCTCAACCAATTAGATATTGGTGGAACAGGTCATGACAGATTTGGTAAAAGAGGTTTCGATGGTATCGATGACATGATAGACTGGTGGACTGAAGATAGACCTGAAGATTGGAGGCAAAGAGATTAATGGATACCGAATCCCAAAATGAAAAGTGGAACAGAGGTCTAGACCTGTTTATCGAAAGTGTTTATAAACCTGATCATGAGCTAAGACAGTGTGCTCACAATCAGAAGTGCTACAACGAACTCATGGGTATTCGTTGGCATGTTCTTGAGTATCTACAAACACTTAGAAGGCATTAAATTGTATCAAACTTTACAATTATACTCAACTAAATAAAGTACGTTCATCTGCTAAAAAGCAGACGGAAGTAAGCTTACTCGGAACGGAACGTTCATCTATGGAAGCACTCATTCTAACTTGCCTACAAGCACAGTTGATTGTTGGTAGAATTAATAAACAAATAATGACACCACAACAAAAGAATGATTTAGTTTGGGAGCTCAAACAAATTTCTCCCAAAGAGTGTAAAATAGACGCAAAAGCCGACTGAAGGAACGCTCTTTAACCTAAAAACTAAGGAGAACCCTAATGTCTAAAGTCGTATATCGTGGTGTTGAATATGATACCAACGATCGCCCAACCCAACCAGTAAAAAGAGAACCTCGTGTAGAAATCTATCGTGGAGCAATGTTCTGGGTAGATGAAAACGGAAACAAATTCTCAATGGATAAATCAAAATGATATTCGGGAGGGTTTATACCCTCCTTTTTTGTAAGTATATTTACGGATTGACGAAATGTTTTGAATGCCTTACAATAATAATATCTTCGGGATTGAGCCCATGTAACAAACCATTCTTTGTTATGAATTTACTATTGCATGGAGGCATTATGCACAACCTTATTTCTTACAATCAACTTGCAGAATGGAAACATTTTGAGGAGACTATGGACAAGTGTAATGATGAATTTGATTTAATTAATGATTATTATAATTGTTTGATTGAATGTGATGATGATCAAGGAACATGTAAACGAATCTGTAGGAGAATATTGCAATAGTCGTTTTGAGGGGTTGACTACCCCTCTCTTTTTGCTTATAATTGTAAGAGATTATGCATAATCATGGACAAAGAAAGACTTAAATTGATTGTAAAAAATCTGGAACTTCTTGTAGATGCATTAAAATCAGAGATTTATTCTGATCCAGATTCTTACAAACAATCAAAACAATATAAAGATCACATCTCTGATTATGATGAGATCTTTGAAGATGATGACGGCTACCCTGACTGAGGAATTAAATGACAGTAAAACTTATTTCGGTAACTCCCGATGCAGAAAAAACAATGGCGTTTATTGCACGAGTTAGCAATCCTGCTAATCAAGAGAACGAAAACTATTCCAAGTTGCTTGCTTATTGTAT